ATCGGTACAATCGGTTAGCAGTTTGGGTTTAAGGGCTAATATCCTCCCCTATCGCGCTGAAAGCATACTTAACTGGCAAGTGGCAACAATTAATGGTGTCACGGTTTTAAGTTTAGTCACTTTATGCGAAATCCATCAAGAGCTTAGTGAAGATGGGTTTAGCTTTGAAGAAAAAGAATATAGCCGAGTATTGCGATTAGTTGATGGCCTATATCAACAAGAACTTTACGACAATGAAGAGATGCTTGTTTCGGTAATTGAACCAAGAATGTCCACAGGACAAAGATGGAACATAATTCCGTTTACTTTCTGCGGTGCAACTAATAACGATTACGTCATTGATAAATCGCCGCTGTATGATATTGCAAATGTAAATATATCGCATTACCGCAACAGTGCTGACTTTGAAGAATCAAGCTTTATAGTTGGTCAACCGACTTTAGCAATAAGTGGATTAACTCAAACATGGATTGACAACACAATGAGGGGCGGTGTTTCAATGGGTTCTGGTACGTCTATCTTATTGCCGGAAGGTGGAAACGCTTTCTTATTGCAAGCTGGCTCTAATTCAATGCCTGAAACTGGTATGCGCATGAAAGAACAGCAGATGGTCATGCTTGGCGCAAGACTTATTACCGATAGCGGTGGCACGGAAACGGCTGAAGCGGCACGCATAAGATACGCGGGACAAAACAGCAAACTGTCCAATGTTGTCGGCAATCTTGAAGCGGCCTTGAATCAGTGTTTTGAATGGGCAATGCTGTTCATGGGTGGTACTGGTGAGAACGAATACGAATTGAACCATGAATATTACGACAAAACAATTGATGCCCAAAGAATCATGGCTGAAATACAGTTAATGGATAGAGGCGTTACAGCAATGACAGATATTCGTTCAAGTATGCGTGAGCATGGTGTAATTGATTCAGATAGAACAGATGAAGAAATTAATTCAGAAGCGGAAATTGTTGAGATATGATGCATTTAATGCTGGGCAATTGTCTTGAGCGCATGAAAGAAATACCAGATGGTTCAGTTGATATGGTGCTGACTGACCCGCCTTATGGAACAACTGCCTGCAAGTGGGATTCTATTATCGACTTAGACTTGATGTGGGAGCAGTCAAAACGGATTATCAAGCCCAATGGGGCTATTGTTATGACAGCATCACAGCCGTTTACTACAGCGCTTATCGCGTCGAATATGAAGATGTTTAAGCATTGTTGGGTTTGGGATAAGGTTAAGCCGTCCAGTGGTTTACATGCTAAAATAATGCCGCTAAAAATTACTGAAGATATTGTTGTATTTGGTAAAAAAAAGGTTTTATATAAACCCCAAATGGAAAGTAAAAAGCTAAGGGTTGAATATAAAAACGATAGTAATGGAGAGGCATTTGGTGGTGCTAGAGTCAAAAGAAAGCACGACAATAACGGGCTTGGATACCCAAAAAACCTATTGACAATATCCAATGCAAATCAAAGAGGTAAAGTGCATCCAACACAAAAACCCGTAGCTCTGATGGAATACCTAATTAAAACCTACACAAACGAAAATGAAACGGTTTTGGACTTCACTATGGGTAGCGGCACAACAGGTGTAGCGGCTAAAAATCTGAGCCGTAAGTTTATCGGTATAGAAATGGATGAAGCGTATTTTAACATTGCAAAAGAGCGGATAAATAACGCATGAGCGCACGGCAATATCTAATTGACGTAACTACTAGGCATCAAGTATTCCTTCAGCGATTTGCTGGTGGTGAGTCACGGAAAGCAAAGATGGCTCTTAACAGGTTGCGCCGTGATATTAATTCACGGTTAGCACAAGAGCCTACGGACTTTCAACGCAACAGATTGCTATCGGTGCAGAATGATATTAATGCGCTTTACGCGGCATTCGGCAACACGCTTGCTGAGAGCGTTAAATTGTCAACTATGGGCTTGGTCAAGGATGAAGCTGATTTTGCAGTATTAACGGCAAACAGAGTTACCCTTGTTGACTTTGCATTGCCTGCGACTGATGCACTGGTAGCGGCCGTCATTGCATCTAAAATGGGAAGTGGTTCATTATTATCAAGAAAGACAATCGAAGAAGCCATCAAAGATTTTGCAGGTAAAAAGGCGGTTCAAGTCAATCGTTTGATTACTGATGGAATTGCAATAGGCGATACAACCGCTCAGATTCAGCGTAAAGCTAAAGTGTTAACAGGTACTCTACAAAGCCGTGAATTAGATACGCTGGTTCGTACATCAATCAACCATGCCTCCTCAGTGGCAAGAAAAGAGGTATATAATCGCAATGACAGCTTGCTTGATGGGTACATTTGGATAGCAACACTAGACAACAAGACTTGTTTATATTGCGGAAGCCGTGACCAAGAAGTGATTAATGATATTAATGGTGAGTTCCCACCACCTCATTATAATTGCAGATGCACAACAGTTCCAAACGTCAAAGAAGAATATAAGGTAAAGGGTTTCGCTGGTGGAGGTAAGAGGCCGGCAATAGGCAAAGACGGCGTTCAATTTGTTAAGTCAAACAAGTCATACGGTGCATGGTTAAAAAAACAGCCTGAAGCATTTGTTGATGAAGCAATTGGCGTTGAGCGTTCAAGGTTATTTAGAAACGGGAAGATAAGTATTGACAAGTTTACCGACCCGACAGGAAGGCTTTACAATTTAGACCAGTTAAGAAATATGAACGGAATTGCATCAATTGAAAGCTAGGAATGTTTCCTAGTGACAAAAACGGTCAGTGACCAAAGGACAATATTATGTTTTTAAAATACCAACAATTTACAAGTAAGAAGTTTCGCGATGAAAACCCAGATGATAACGGCGCACCTGTTGACAATAACCCTGCTCCACCCGCCGATAACGCTGGCAGTGAATGGCAGTCAAAGTTTGATGCACTAACGGCTGAAAACGAGCGATTAAACGCTAAGATAACAGAAGCGAATAAACATACTAAAGCGGCAGAGCGGCAGGCATTAGAAAATGCACGTGCTAAAGCTGAAGCAGATGGAAACTTTGAACAGCTATTCAACTCAAGTGAAACTGAGCGTAAAACTGTTCAACAACAGCTTGAAGAATTGCAGGGTACGGTATCAAGTGAAAAACTTAACAACCGTGCAATGAAGATTGCTGGCGAATTAGCCGAGGGCTATAATATTGAGTTGCTAGGTGAGATTCTTGCCAGAAGATTAAAAGTAGTGGATAATGTAGTCAAAGTCATTGATGATGCTGGCAATTTAACAGTCGCAACGTATGACGATTTAAAGAAAGAGTTCGCTGGCAGTGCCAGATACTCTGCACTAATTAAAGGAAATCAGTCATCGGGTGGCAGTGCTACGGGTGGTGAGAATGGCGGTAGTACCGCAAGGCAAACTATTTCACGTGCTGAATTTGAAGCACTTAATCCCGCGGCCAGAATGAAATTCTCAAAGTCTGGCGGCACAATTCAACGATAAAGGAAGTTTATCATGGCTGAAAACACAATTGATGGTTTAGTACCAGACCTTTACGAAGCGTTAGATATTGTCTCTCGCGAATTGACAGGTTTAATCCCTGCCGTAACTTTAAACGCAAGCGCACAAACTGCACAGGTCGGTCAAAATATCCGTGTAGACATTGAGCCGGAAGGCAACGGTGTAGACATTACTCCTGCTATGACTATTCCAGAACCAACTGGTCAAGTATCTGGCTTCACTGACATCATCATCAACAAATCACGCGCATTTGAATTCGGCTTTAACGGCGAAGACCAAAAGGGCTTGAATACTGGTGCTGGTTACATGAATGTCCGTCAAGCTAAAATTGCTCAGGCTATCCGCAAAGCAGTTAATGAGGTTGAGCTTGATTTGGCTGGATTGCAAAGCACTTTCTCTCGCGCATACGGAACAGCGGGTACTACTCCTTTCGGTACTGCTAACGATTACACTGATGCTTCATACGTTATGAAAATCTTAAAAGATAACGGTTCACCGCAAACAGATAATCATTTAGTAGTTAACACTGCCGCTGGTGCAAACTTTATCGGCAAGCAATCAGCAGTGAATGCCGCTGGTACTGATTCCATGTTGCGTCAAGGTGTTTTACTTGATTTATCTGGTATGCCATTACGTGAATCTGCTCAGATTTCACAATTCACTAAAGGAACAGGCGTTAACTATACTAGCAACACGGCTGGATATGCTAAAGGCGCAACAGCTATCACTGTTATCACTGGTACTGGAACGGTATTGGCTGGTGACATCGTGACATTTGCTGGTGATGTTAATCAGTACGTTGTCGCAGTGGCCTTAACTGGTGGCGTTATTGTATTAGCCGCGCCTGGTCTACAACAAGCATTGCCAGCAAGCGCAGTTGCGATGACTCTTGTAGCTTCATCTGCTCGTAACATGGCCTTTAACCGTAGTGCTTTAGTATTAGCAACACGCGCTCCGGCTAGACCAGAAGAAGGCGACATGGCTGATGACGTGATAATTATCACTGACCCACGTTCTGGCCTGTCAATGGAATTTGCAATGTACAAGGGTTATCGCAAAGTCCGTTATGAAGTGAGTATTGCTTGGGGTGTTAAAAACATCAAGCCTGCTCATACTGCTATTCTTTTAGGCTAGTAGTTTAATCAGTGTTGCATCTTCTTAGGAGGGTGCAATGCTAATTAATCAACAGGGGCTAGAAATGTCAGATATTGAAACAATCTATGTAAATAGAAACGGCGAAAAAGTGCTGATAAATAAAGCAGACTTAAATCCTGATATTGAAAAGAAATGGGTAGAGCCAAAACCTGCTTCCGTGGCTAAAAAATAATGTCAAAGCAAGGTATTCTTTTGTCCATCGCTCAAGACCAACAAGGTTCAGCGCCGACGATTGTTACGAGGCAAAACCCGTTACCTATAACTGAATATGAGACTGATATAGCCCGCAAAAAAGTTGACGGAGCTTACGCAGTAAGTATTTTTGGCTCAATGAATGTAGAAGCTGGTGTTGAAACTATTGTTTCTGAGCAGGGAATGCCGCCTACAATGACCGTTCCAGATAGCGTACAGTTAGTTATTTCTTCTTCTGAAGTGGGCGATATTGGTCAGGTTAGGATTGTTTATTTAGACGGCAATTTAAACTCGCAGACGGAAACGATAACCTTGACAGGTTTGACTCCCGTGCTGTCAGTGGCGACCGATGTTAGAGCCCTGAACGATGCTTATAGAGTAGACCAAGCATCAAGCGGGACTATAACTATTTCGGGAGGGGGCAGTACTCGGGCAATTATACCTGAAGGCGCGACAAGGTTTAATTCCACACTGCAAAGAGTGCCTTCCGGAAAAAGGATGCTTATCACAGGCTTTGTTGTCGGGTCTATATCAGGCTCGGCGGCGGCACGTGTGCTAATGAAACTGGAAACTACGGATATCAACGGTGATACAATTTTTCAAGACGTGGGCGTTTTTATTCCGATATCAGGGGTTTCAACTCAGGACAACTCATTATCTACGGCAAACTTCACACCTATAAGAATAGGAAGTGGCGAATGGGTTTCCGTTACCGCCTTTTCAGATAAAGCGGCAACAGTAACGGCTTCTATTTTTGGCTGGATAGAAAATGATGATTAATATATTACTTGGGAACTAACATGGCAATAATTGTGGAAGATGGAACAATAGTCGCTAACTCAAACAGCTATGTCACGGCGGCTGAATTAGAGTCTTACGCAGTAGAGCGCGGCATTACTTTGTCCGAAGGGCGTTGGAGTAGACCGTCCAATTAGTTTCTCGGTAATCGGGTATCAGCTTGACACATGGGAGGCAA